TTAATATAACTTCTAACTTAGGAAAAAAAAAAAAAAAAAATAAATAATTCTAAATAATTATTTATTTTTCTTTAGTTTAAAAGGTGGTGTAATTAAAGGAAGAAAGAATTAATTATGAAAGATATTTAAGATTACAAGCGGCAGAAGCTTGTGCTAAAAGAAGCTAATTAACATCACTTAAAATTTTCAAAATATCCTCGCCATATTTTTCAATTTTATTTTTTCCAATACCACTAATAACTATTAAATCTTCTAATGATGAAATTTTTCTTTTTGAAAGTTCTTCAATAGTTTTATTGGAGAAAATACAATATGTGGGAATTTTTAATTTTTTTGCCTGACTATTGCGATAATTTTTAATTTTATTATATAAATCAATATTATTTATATTATTTTCTATATTTATCTCTAAATTTTCCTTTTTTTCTACGGGTTTTTTCACAGATTCAACTAAAATACTTTTTAGGTTTTTAATTAGATAAATTTTTGTTTTTGTTCTGAACCTATTTTTATTTACTATTATTTTACAAGGTTCATTTTTCAATTTATCATTTATAAATTTTTTACTATGATTATTAAATAATTTATAAATATCTGTTTTACAAATTTGTTTAAAATCTTTATTTTTTATTACACATTCAGTGCATATTTTTTCTTTAAACCATACTAATAGGTCATTACGACACCCAAGAGAATCACATATAGAACATTTTATATCATAATTACTATAATTACAATTATTTATACTAGTATTTATAGGTTCTTCTTTAACTTTATCAATTATTATACTATTTTCAGGAATTTTTTTTATATCAAAAAGTCTTCTGCCATCTAATTGATTAATAAATACATTTTGATCTCGAAGCCAATTTTTTGAAATTACATCTAAATCATTATAAAATTTTATTATATCCGAATTAGATCTTACAGATTTTTTACTAAAATTTTTTATGTGAAGACCTTTCAAAGATTTAGAACGAGATAATGCCACATATGTTTGCCCGTCTTCAAAAATATTATTTCCTATATCGACACTCAAATTATCTATACCCATACCCTGTGATTTATGAATAGTAATTGCCCAAGCAAGACATACTGGAAATTGCTCGATACTATAATTATCAAATTCCCATAAATATTTTGAAATTTGGTATGTTCCATTATTATTTTCAAATATCAATTTATTATTATCTGTTATACCTTTAAAATAACCTTGTGTCCCATTTACTAACTTTTGTTCTATATTAATATTTTTTGTAAGCATAATAAATGCATTTTGTTTTAATGTGATAATGTCTTTTACATTTAGATTATCTGGAAAATCTATGAAATCTTCCTTGTTTGATATTATATTTGCTACTAATTCTATTGTTTTTCCATCTAATTTTTCTAATTCAACCAGATTTTTTATATCTACATTAAATCTATTAGGATATAAATGTGTTAAATTATTATTTTCATTTACATTAGAACATTTTTCAACTATATCTAATACAAAATTATTAACTATACCATTTCTAATAAATGATAAAAATTTAGTCATTTGATCCTCATTTTGTCTATATATTTTTTTTAATACGATTGTGTGGTCTATTATTTCATTCCAACACTTACATTTAAATGCAAAATTATTACTATTTACGGGAGGTAATTGGGCAAAATCTCCTAACATTATAAGTTGTATTCCACCAAATGGTTCTACATTGTTTCTTATTATTTTCAAAGCTATATTAATAAAATCTAAAGTTTCTGAATCTAACATGGAAATTTCATCAATAATTAGTGTATCTGTGAAAAGATAATTATTTAATTTATTATAATTATTTTGAATTTTTTTTATAAAATTATCAATATTTCCGAAATTTGTATTGGCTTCTATACCTGCCCAACTATGTAAAGTTATTCCATCTATATTTAATGCAGATATTCCTGTAGTAGAAGTGATTGTTATAATTTTATCTGTTTCTTTATTTATATAGTTTTTAAAACTATCAATTAAAAAACTTTTACCCGAACCAGCTACTCCTGTTATTAATAAATTATATCCATTTTTAAATGAATTATATGCTACTTGCTGTTTTTTATCAAATAATTTACCTGACATTATTAACTTTTTTTGATTTAATATAAACTTAAATCAATTTTTATTTAAATTGATTTAAGTTTATATTAACATTATATATAATCATCTTTAAATGCGTAAACAAGGACATATTTCTGATTTAGATTCTTTATTTGCTGAAGGGGTTTTGAAAAGACTACATAGTTATTTACCAGAAGATTATCATATTTTTTATGTGTTAAGTAGCGGCGGAACATCAAATATCGATATTATTTTCTATATGGAAGAAGTTATTAATGTAAAAGGAACAAAGCCTGAATCAAAATACAAATTTAAAGAAAATAAATTAGAAGATATTTCTTTAGGAAAAATAATAGGTTTTATAGCAACTATTGAATATATAGATAAAAAAATAAAAAAAAAAAACCTTATAGATAATCTTGAAAAATCTGCAAGCAGTCCTGACGTAAAAGATAATATAGAATTGGCTGAATATGATTTGGGTGATAGTTTATTATGTATGGAGATAATTAGCTTCAAGTCATATAGTAATTTAAAGGGTATTGGTTCATTACTTTTAGTTTTATTTATTGAATTTTCTTACACTTTAAGTAAAATATATAATGATACTATAATTACAATTTTAGAATCTAGTAATTTTTCTCAAGATAATTTTCATCCTTTTATAAAAGATTTCGGTCCTTATCCTTTGGAAACTTTAACTACAAAAAAAGGCAAATACAATCTAATTCAATTTCTTTTAAAAAAAAAAAATGGTTTTAGAGAAGCAATAGAGAAGCATCAACAAATTAAATTAGAAGATTTTATTCTTCCTATAAGCAAAATTCTTTTAGACGACAACACGGGAAATATTAGGGAACCGAATAATATATATATGAAATATGGTTTTGAATATCGTGAAGAATTTGATCCCGCAATGATAGGAGATATATCTAGGATTCACGAAAATGCTTTGAGAATATTTATAGATAGATACAGCAATGGGTCGTTTTTAGCCTCGAAATCAAAAAAAAAAAAAGAATCAGATATCACTTAAATATTTATAATAGCAAACTATTTACAGCCTTGATACCCTATTACAGGACAATCTAATTTTACATTTTTATTATAATATTCTAAAAATATTGGATTAAGTTGTTCTACTATTTTATTATAAAATAATTTATTTTTTGCTAGAACATTACTATACCCACCTAAACCTGTATTTCCACTTGATGAAGGAAATATGGAAGATAAATTTTTTCTGATTTGTGATGAATCTGGATGTCTGTATAGATGTTTATCAAGTATTTTTAAATCTTTTGCTAATAAACCTTTATTAACAATAGCTTTCATAACATTAACTTTTTCTAAATGACAATCATTGGGAAATTCTAATAATTCTGATAGATAATTACAAACATCTTTTTGTAAATTACTATTCCCATCTTGATTTAGAAATTGAAATCCGACAATTCCATCTTTTTTTAATAATTTTACAACTAAATCTATATCTTCTTCATTTAGCTTTTCCAAAAAATCATTAGTATTAATATTTACTTCGATTTTATCTAAATTATCTTTATTAGCAAAATATTTTGCTTTTTCAAAATTTCGAGCGTCTTGTTTAAAATTACCATCATCAATAGTATAACCACTATCATCTATTTTGGAGATGTTATCTGTATAACATTCAAGAAATATTTTAGTATAAAGTTTTTCTCCTTTACTTGGAAACATTACCCAATGTATAAGTCCTGGCATAAATAATATACACTCTCCACCATTAAAATTAGTAATAATTGTTTTGAATAATTTAGGTGTTTTTTCAGTAATAATAGAATTTTTTTCATTTTCATCCAATAAAATCCACCATCTTTTAATATTTGAATCTACTGTTTCTAAATTTAATTGTGGTCTGTATAAATATAATTTTTCTAATTCAGTATTAAAATCATTTATATTAAATTTCAATAACCATTGTGGACAAGATTGATTGGTTTTTCTTATACAATCCGGACAATTTCTTGTTGATAAAAGACCTTTAATTATTTTTTTACCATCTTTACATGCTTTAAGATATTTTGGATGATATATTATCCAATATGTATGAAACAGGTTAATATGTTTATGACTTTCAGGTATGAATGCTGTTGTTCTAGACCAATATTCGCTGTTTTTATTGTTACTTGTAACTATAAAACATTGAATTCTATTTTTTCTATTTATATCTCCTTCTGGAATACCATCTGTATGAGGATTTAAACCAATATTATTAAAATTATTTATTAATTTTATTTCTGATCTTTCTAAATACTTAAAAACATTGTTATCATTATGATTTAGTTGAAAAATTTTAGACATAGTATATTTAATAATATTATAATTTATATTTAATTATCAAATTTTATATGATAAGCTTTATAATTTATTAATAGTTCTTTTATTTCATTAACTAATCTTTTTTCATATTGTTTGTCACCTTTAGAATAAAAATCCTGAAATTTAGTAAATTTTTCAATAAGTCTATTTGTTAATTTATTTCCGTCTTTTTGCTTATCAAAATTTGCATCTAACATACCATAACCTCTATGCATTAAATCTTCTACTACTCCATTTGTTTCCGTTTTAAGCCATGCATCTTTTTCTTTGTTATAAATAAGGGCTCTTGAACTTTTATCATCTTTAATCATAACATTCCAATTTTTAGGACAGTTTGGGTTAAAAAAAACAGCTTCAATAACTCTTGGTATAGAAGTGAACGGCCGATCATAACAAAATCTATAAAATTTATCAGTTAAATGAGATAGATCTTCTTCACCCCAACCATTTATTTGTATATTTGTTATATTTGTATTATTATTAATAGTATTATTAGTAGTATTATTACAATAATTATTAGTATTAATATTACCAATTTTAGTCAATAAAATTTCTATTTGTTTTTTTAATAAATCCTTTTCTTCTTTTTCATTTACTATTATTTGTTTCATAAATGCTATTTCTTTCTTTTCTAAACTATTATCTGGTTTTTTTTCTTTACAAAATTTTTTTTCATGAAGATGTCTAGATTGTTTATGACTAAATGTTTTTCCGCAATATTTACATATATTTGTAATAGTATTTACTTTATTGACCGAATTATTGACTATATTATTTACTTTTGTATTGACTTTTGTAATCTTTTCTTGAAGTTCATTAAGTAAGGTCTGACGAGGTATATCTAACCATACAACTTTACATTGTTTCTTCCTAATTAAATGAGTTATTAAATTACATTTTATATTTGTCGAATAAGCACAACGTTTACAAATATAATTCATTTTATATATATATTTATATATAATTCTTTAAATAATAAAAAAACTAAAATTCATAAATAAAATTCATAAATTAATAATTTATTTATGAATTTATGATTTTTTTTTTTTCCGCGCGCGCAAATTTTGAAATCTAAATTTGATTTCAAAAACCAAAAACCACATAGACTTTTTTAAGAAATATACGACCTTCCTATTCTTGGTTTTATTTAAAATTTTAACACCTGAATTTATATTTTAATATAGAAATATAAATTATTAAACCATAATTTTGTATAAAACATTATAAATATTTATTAAAAATGATTTTAACATACTTCAGATTGTAAATTTGTTTTAATAAGTCATTTGTAAATATATTTATATTTATATATTAATGAAAATCGAAAATAAATTAAATATTATACCTAAATATTTTAGAACTATACTTTATGATTCAGAATCAAATAAAATTAAACTTATAATAATATTAGTATTAATTGCTGCAAGTATTGCCTATTTACATGGAATAATTAAAGAAAATATAATAAGTGGAACATCAATATTAATTATAGTTATTGCTCTTGGAATATCTTATGTATATATAAAGAAAAAATATTCAAAAAAATATAAAATTATGAAAAATAAAATAGATACTTTAAGTAAACCTACTTCTTTAGATAATTTATGTAAGGATAGTAATATTAATAATAATGAAAATAACCGAAAAATATGCACAAAATATATAAATCAAAAAAAAACATTTTATGAAGTATCTGATTTTTTACTTAAACAATATAAATATTAAAAAAATTTGATTCATATTTATATATTATTTATATATATAATTAAAAAATGGTTAATAACACAGATGATTCTGCTACTCTAAAGTTAATTCTTGAAAAATTAACATCTATAGAAAATAAACTTGATACTATTGAATCCAATAATAGCTCAGATACCTTAGGTTCCATTAGTAATAGCGGAACAGCTACTGGAAAAAAAATAGTAATTAATAAAAAAGATTCTAAGCCAAATATAATTAAAACTGGTGTAATTAAAATTACAAATCATCCGAATGGCTCCACAGTTACGGGAGAAACTTTTGATAAAAAATCTATCATAAAATCGTGTAAAGGTTGGTGGACACCTTCTATTAAAGGTTGGACAGTAAAACAAGTAAATTCAGCTGAATTGAAAAAAAAACTTAAAGAATGCACTAAAACTTTAAATATAGAAGAAAGTGATACTGAATTAGAAATAGATAATATTAATAATATTAATAGTATTAATAATATTAATATAACAAATACTGTTCAAAAAAGTTCTAAAAAAGAGACAAATAGTCCCGTTTCTTATAATGAAGATGAACTAGATTTTTTAGATGATAGTGATTAATTCAAAGGAAGTTGTAATAAGTTCTTTAAAAAAAATTTCTATTTTTTTTTTTCAATTTTTAAGGATTTTAAATAATAAATCATATAAAAATTATTTAGTAGTAAAATTATCATTGATAAGTTATATATCAATAATCGAAATTCAATTAAATTTCTATTAAATGAATAAATCATAAAAAAAGTAAAAATAATAAATTTAAATTCAATTAGTGAAGAATAATAATATTGACCATATCTATAGTTTGAATATTTTATTATTAAAGGATTAACTATATTTTCATAACTATTATTATTTAAAAAAATACAAAAACAGGTAGTAATATAATCTAATATATTAAAAAAAAAAGCTGTAATTGCTAAGATAATTATAGATTTATTAATAGTCATTAAATATTATTTGTGATAATTATAGCTTTAAATACATTTAAAAATAACAGTTGGAAATAATTACAGATGATAAAAATATATTCCAGACATATTGTTTTTAAAGATATCGTAAATAGTTTGTATTATTCAATAAAAAATTTAGGATATAAAGTATCTATAACAGATAATATTATTAGTAATAATGAGGATATATATATATTAATAGGTGCGGCAGAATTTATTGATATAGTTCCTAAAAGATATATTGTATTTCAGTTTGAACAGACAAATATTAGTTATAATAATAATAAAGATATATGGTTTACTGATAAGTATATTAAATTACTAAAAAATGCGGATTATGTATGGGATTATTCAAATGATAATATAAATTATCTTAGAAATAATTTTAATATAAAGAATACTTTTTATGTTCCTATTCGTTATTCAGTTGTTTTAGATAATCTTCCCAAAATAAAGGAAAGCAATAAAGATATTGATATACTATTTATGGGTAGTATAAATGAAAGAAGGAGAAATATATTAGATAAATTAGAAAAAAAATATAAATTACATATAGCATCTAATAATTTATGGAATGAAGAAAGAGAACATTTAATATCAAGAAGTAAAATTGTTTTAAATATACAATTTTATGATAATGGAATATTAGAATTAGTAAGATTATCATATTTATTATCAGGAAATACATTTATTATTTCCGAAAATGGAAGAGAAGATAAATTAATAGAAGAAATGAGGAAATATATGATATTAGGTAAATATAATTCATTAGAAATTTTATTAAAAAAATATTTAGAAAATCCTGAAGAAAGAAATAGAAAAAAGAAGGAATTTATAGAAAATTGGAGGAAGACATCGTTTGATAATTCAATTCCAATAGAATGTTTTGAAAATGAAGGACTGGAAAAAGGATTTTTAAAGAAAAAGGGTAAAATAAAGTATTACCAACCAACAAATATTGAATCAATTGAATTTATAGTATCAGAGGAAGGATATTGCACTTTAAAATTACCAGATATAAAAGATAATGATTTACCAAAAGTATCAATTATAACTCCAACTAAAAATAGAAAAATATTTTTTGAATTAGCTATTACTAATTTCAATAATTATATTTATCCTAAAGAAAAATTAGAATGGATAATTGTAGATAATGGAAATGAATATTTAGATGATATATTACCAACAGATTATAGAATAAAATATATAAAAATAGATAATACAGTAAATTACTCTATCGGATTTATGAGAAATAAATGTATAGAAAATAGTTCAAATGATATAATATGTTATATGGATGATGATGATATTTATAGACCAGAATCTATATTAGCAAGAGTTAAATCATTAATAAAATATAAATCAGAAGGAATAGAATGTGTAGGATGCACCCAAGTAGGTTGTTTTAATATTTTAAATGGACAATCAGTATTAGGATCTAATAAATTAATGTATCTATCAGAAGCATCAATAGCCCATACAAAAAAATTTTGGATAGATAGAAATTATCATAATTTAGATTATTATGGTGAATATAAACATTTTTTATTATATAGACAAAGTAAGATAAAATCAATACCTTACCAATTCATAATGACTGCTTTAAATCATAACTCTAATACTACAGGAAATCTTAGAAATTTTAAAAATTATAATGAATGGATAAGCCAAAATACTAATAATAAAAATTTTTCATTTTTTGATCTATTTGAAAATAATATCAAAAGTATTATTAAAAATATTATTGAAAATTTATAATTAAAAATAAATATATATAATATTAATAATGTATACAAAAATTGTAAATCCTTATACAAACAGAAAAGTTAGTATATTTTCCAAACAGGGTAAAATTGTTCTTAGATCATATTTAGATAAACAATCATCAATGAAACACGGTGGAAGGAAGGCACTCCGCGGCGGCTTTCCCTTGGGGCCCACCGCTTCGGTAAGCGGTGGGCCGAATGATCAAAAATTATATGATGAAATACAGCCAGAAAGTGAACTAGAAGAATCCTTCAAAGCTGCTGCGTCCGCAGCATCGGCGGCAGATCCGTTGCATCAAGCTGCGTACTTAGGTATAAAACAGGTGGTAAATCGAACCAGATGCGAACGTTTAAAAAATGAAGAACCATTTATGAATTATTTGACGACATTTATGGCTGAAAAGGGTTTACCAGAATTCCAACGATTAAATTTACAAGGGGCTGAAAACCAAGCAACACTAAGAAAAATAGCAAACAATGAAGCAAGACGAATTTTTAATCTTTTATCAGAAACAGGTATAAGTAATCTACAACAATATAAAGCCTGGCTTTTTGGCGATGGTCCACATATTTTAGCTCGTCAAGGTCCATTACCTACTGACAGCATCCCAATTATGCGGACCCATTTTGAGCTGACGTGGGCTGCCCCACCTTTATAGTCCTGGTTCATAAAATTTACAATAATTATTGAAGAATATCTAAAGACCATCTTAAAGTGTAAAGAAAATAGAATTACGTTATAAATATACATTCATGCTTTACATTACTAAAAATTTATAAAATAAAAAAATATATATTTAATAATATAAAACTATGTATACAAAAATTGTAAATCCTTATACAGACATAAAAGTTAGTATATTTTTCAAACAGGGTAAAATTGTTCTTAGATCATATTTAGATAAACAATCATCAATGAAACACGATGGAAGGAAGGCACTCCGCGGCGACTTTCCCTTGGGGCCGGGGCCACCCCCCCCGTTTGGGTACCCGGTGGGCCGAAGGATCTAGAATTATATCTTGAAAGACGGCCAGAATTTACACTACAAAAATACTTCGAAGCTGCTGCGGCAGCAGCATCGAAGGCATATCCGTTGCATCAAGCTGCGTACTTAGGTATAACACAGGTGGTAAATCGAACCAGATGCGAACGTTTAGAAAATGAAGAACCATTTATGGATTATTTGACGATATTTATGGCTGAAAAGGGTTTACCAGAAATCCAACGACTAAGTTTTAGAGGGCATCAAAACCAAGCAGCTCTAATAAAATAGCAAACAATGAAGCAAGACGAATTCTTAATCTTTTATCAGAAACAGGTATAAGTAATCTACAACAATATAAAGCCAGGCTTTTTGGCGATGGTCCATATATTTTAGCTCGTCAAGGTGAATTAAGTCCTGCCGACGTCTAAGTTATGAAGGAACATATTAAGGAATACTCAAAAATTTAGCGAATAATTAAAGTTTATTAAGTCTGGAACTAGAAATATAATGGCGTATAATTAACATAAAAAAAAATAATTATGTTAATTATTTTTTTTTAGATTTAAACATATATTATATATTATAAATATGTATGATAAAATATTTGAACCTGAAAGTAAAAAATTTGTGAATTCTTATAGTGAAGACGGAATTAGTCTAATTAATTCTTATAGCAAAGATTTATACGGAGGTAGTTCAGTATCTAATAATTATGAAAAATTAACAAACGGTAGGCTAAATTTTGAAAAAAATTTGTTACAAGCTTTAGATACTAAAGAAAATGTTGACCAATTTAAAAGTATATTATATTCAACAAATTCATTATTAGCTGGAGGCTTTTTGGTAAGATCTTATACAGATTTTGATTCAGATATGGGTGATTTAGATATATATGTTCAAAACAAACATGCTGTAAGTATGTTATTATATTTAAATTTAGTTGGTTTTAATATGAAATATTGGCATATGGCTCCACCATATGATGAATCTTTTTTCAGAAAGAATAATATTATGTCAAGAACATATTTGAAAAAAAATTATTATGAACATAGCTATAATCAAACGTGGAATGAAGGAGATATAGTTCAAGTGAAATCAATATGGAAAAGCTTAGTCAGAACAGATCATGATTTTAATTGGAATACTGGTGAGTGCAAAAAGTCAAAAGCAATTATAAAAATAAAAACTGAAGGTTTAGATCCTCAAACAAATGAGGCACGCGAATTTTATAAAGTTTCATGGCTTGACGACGGAAATTTTCAAGATTCTATTGTTTATAGTAATGATATTTTTCCTTTAATAGATATTACTTGTGATTTAATGATTATCCCAGATTTTATTCAACCAAAAAAAGTAGTTCAAAATTTTGATTTAAGTTTTTGTGAAATATGGTTTGATGGAAAAACAGTAGATGCTACTGATATAGATGGTGTTTTAAATAAAAAAGGATTTTTAAGAAAGGAATATACTGATTCTTTACTAACAAAATTTAACAAATTTTTAATAGATCGTATAAAAAGATATAGTAATAGAGGTTTTAATATAACAATTAATACTAATAAAGATTCTTATAATATTAATACTGAGGAGATTGTTAATTTAAATAAATCAAATGGATATAGATATCCTAAAGTAGAATCATATGAGGCATGGTTTGTTACACAAGTATATAAAGCTTTAATTTGCACAAGAAATAGATGGAATTTTAAATTATATAAAAATAATACAAAAACTAAAATAACATTAATCGATGATCCTGTTATTTTAAAAAAAAAAAATGATTTAATAAGTTGGCTATGGATGGTAGAGAATCCACTTCAAAAACGCACAATAAATAATCTTGTTGAAATTTGTGAAAAAATTAATGAAAAAACTAATGAAATTAATACAATAGCTAAATTATATGATGATAATGTTAATAAAGATCTATTAAACAATTATTTTTACAATAAAAGAACAATACTTTCATCTATTCAAAAATATTGGTTTATATTACTACATTTTAATTCACATCAACATAAAAAGAGAACGAAAGATCAATCCGACAAAATTTATTCTCATATTTCTTGCACACACGCAACAAATTCAAAATATGGGTGCGTACGCGAAACAAATATAATTTTACCATATCCATATCAAACATTAGTACCTATAAATTTAAAAGATCGTAGAGTATTAGAAGATAACGAAATATTTCAAAAAATATTACCTTCAGAATATAAAAAAGTAATAGCTAAACATACTAATATTTTGTGGAATAATAAAGAAAATGTATTAAGGCTATTTTATAATAATTCAGGAAAATTTAAGCCTAAATTTGAATTAATTATAAATGGATTTTCATTTGTAAATGATGAAAAATATGAACAATATATCAGTTATTTGAGAAAAATAAATATATTTTTTGATCATCCATTTAATAATTTTTATGGTGATTCAAATCTTGTTAAATATTGGAAAAAACAAACAAAAATAGAATCATTAGATTTTATAAATATCGATGAATCAGTTCATAAAACATGTCTAGATTTTTTGAATATAGAAGATGACATAGAATTAGAAAAATCTCAAGAAATAATTGACTTAGAAGAAGAACTAATTAATGTTAATGAAAAAAGAGCAGCAGCAATGCTTGTCAGGCCTGTGAATTTGGATAATATTAATAAATATATGGATTTAAGTAAAAAAATAAGAGAACAATTACAAGAAAAAAAAGAACCAGATAAAGATAATATAAATCCTAAAAATCGCAATATTAATTCTTGGTTAGATGTAAATGAACGATTTGTAATTATTATAGAAGGGAGACAATCAATTTGTTATAGTATAAGTGAAATTTTAGATATAACTAGAGATTACTACTATTGGTTATATGAATGCACTGGTGAAGAAAAATTAATTGAAGAAGGGCCTGGAGAGAAAAGAGTCAGAGAAGAAAAAGGTTGGCAGAAACCAATTAAATATGATAAACCATGGTTTGGGGCGGTGTATGGGAAGATAATTCCATTTACTAAATATGGTGATATTTTGTATGGAGGTATAGTAATTGATGATGATATTGGTGGGTATGTATATGCAGATGTAAATGAATTAAGATCTATGATATTACATGTGCTAAACGATGAAATAAAAGTGTTTCATTTTACGAATCCAAAAACTATTACACATACTGTTTCTTTTGATGGTATTTTTGACCCAGATTTTAATGAAACAGGAAGAAATCATTGTCAATATGGAAGTAATATAATATGTTATAATATTAAGATATGTAAAGGGACTAAATGTATACCAAGAAAAACATCAGGCACAGAACAAATAAGTATCTCAAATGATAGAATGTCTTGGCCAAAACACCACCCAAGCTGGATCAGTAAACTTGAGAAATTAAAAGAATTGCCGGATGATTCTCCGTGTAGGCCTAAGTCACTAAGCCTGCCCATAATATTATCAACGCATTCAGAATTTTTTAAGTTTGAATTAATTATGAATCATCCTTTTAAATCAATAACAAAAGATAAAATGAATAAAGTTATAAATAAACAAAATGGAGGAAGATATGAACAATGCGAAATATGTGAAATATCTATTGATAAACCTATTGATGGAAAGGAATGGTCCCTCACAGGGTGGAGGTATAGAAAGGCATTGAGTCAGGGGCCAGAATTTTATTTATGCCCAGTGTGTTTGCTGAGAGTAGAAAACGACGCACAATATGCTACAAGTTCTTTCAATAGATTAATAATAAATGCTAGGGATTTACTTAGTGGATGTCAGGTTCAGGGTGGTGCTTATAATAAATAAATTATTTATGCAAAATTTGTAAGAAAAGTAAATATTAATTCTAAATTAGACCTGACTCATAGAAGAAATAGATATGAAGAATTACGTTATAAAAATATATATTTTTTATATTTAATATTTATTAAATACTTAAAATATGATTGATAATATAAAAAGTAAAATATTGTTTATAAAATCTAAAAATGATGAAGATATTACATTTGATGCGATTAATAGTTTTATATGTAATCTAAATAGCTGTAGAGAACTAAGATTCAATAATTATTATTATATAAATAATGAAAAACCTTTTGAAATTACAGATAAAATATTTTGTAAACTACATAAATTGGAAATAAATAATGAAAATGTTAATTCCTATTCTTTGGAATTATATTCAAATGAATTGGAATTAAGTGAGCTTAAATCCTTTATTAATGATTTAAAAAGAAGATATATTTATGAGAAAAACAATAAATTAGATAATTTAAAATACTATTTTGATGAACATCATGTGACAGTAATGAAAAATAGAAATGAAAGTATAAAATTTTCAACAGCACCTAATGAAATAATTTTCAAAATGACTAAATTTGATACAAATAAATCACTAAAAAATGTATTTGGTAATCATTTAAAATTGATAAAAGAAAGAATGGATTTATTTATAAATAATCCAAAATGGTATGTAGATAAAGGAATACCATATACATTAGGTATATTATTACACGGTCCTCCTGGAACAGGAAAAACATCAATTATAAAAGCAATTGCGAAAGATACTAATAGACATATTTTTAACATAAAATTATATCAAGATACTACTAAATCACAAATTCATAATTTATTTTTTAATGAAAATGTAAAAGTAATAAAAAATGGTCAAACTGAAACTTTTACAATACCTCTTAATGATAGAATTTATGTTTTAGAAGACGTAGATTGTGATAATGAATTATTATTAGATAGAAATTTTAAAACAATAAAAGATAATAAAATTATAAAATCTAATAATTATGAAAATACATTTGAGGCAAGATTCGAACAATATGATTTATATAAAATGCATTATGCAGATTTTATAAATAATGATAATTTAAAGACAAATCATAATGATAAATTAGTAAGCAATGATAATGAAATACAGGAAGATACAACAGAACAATTAACATTATCATATATCTTAAATATATTAGATGGTATTCTAGAAACACCTGGAAGAATTTTAATAATGACAACAAATTATCCAGAAAAATTAGATAAAGCATTGATAAGACCAGGTAGAATAGATATTAATTTAGAAGTAGGTTACTGTGGAATTTCGATGATAGAGGAAATGTATAAATTTTTCTATAATGAAGATTTACAATTAAATGATGAAGAAATAAAAAATAATATAACTCCAGCTCAATTAAATAAAATTTTATTAGATAATTTTAATGATAGTCAAAATGCTAAGTTAATAATTGCACAAACTATTTTTTAGATTTTCTTTAATAAATTTAATATATTTTTTTTGTTTTTTAAATTTCATAAAATATAAAAATAAAATTTTAGATATGCTAATAATATAAATTTTATAATAAAAAGTATAATTTTAATATTTAATAAATTAGTTTATTAAAATATAACAATGGAATATGTTAATTTGACTGTGGATTATTAAATTATAAAATATGAAGGAGAGAAATATAAATATATATGTTTTTTTAATTTCTAGAAAAAAAAAAATATAAAAATAAAATTTATATTTAAACGAAGATATCCTAATAATATAAATTTATTATTATAAAAAAATAGTATTAATTTTAATATGAAGATAAAAGTTAGTTTGTTTAAATATAATAATGGAACATGTTAATTTTCCAAAACCTATGGGTTATGAAATTATAAAAACTCATGAAGGAGAGGAATATACATTAAATGAAGTATTGGAAGCAAAAGATAGTCTAGAAGAAATAGTTAATAGATGTAATGAATTTATATCTAATGTAGATATACCAATAGATGAAAATAATATATTATATCATGTTATTATTTATGAATCATTTAGATATAGTGATTTTATTCAACCTAAAAATATTATAGATTTTTATTGTCATATAAAAAATTTATATAATTCTAGCTCAGATGAAAATAAAAATTTATTATTAACATCTAAACAATTTAATAAATTATCAAAAGTATTATACAAAAATTGTAATAATTTTTATCAAAATACTTCTATAGAACCGTCAAGTAATTGTGCTATATGCACTGAAAAATTCAAACAAAATTCTATTAATGTTATATTACAATGCAAACATAATTTTCATACTAATTGTCTAAAAAAATGGGTTACAGAAGAGTCCGCAACGTGTCCTATATGTAAACAAGAAATAATTATTACAGAAAATATTATTTAAAGGTTAATTTAAATTTTAAAACAAATACAAACTGATGTTATCTATATTGGAAGATAAAAAATTAGATTTTTTAACTAATTCTATTAATCCTAATTTATTTATAATAGAAGATGTAGCGAATGATAATGCTTGTTTTTATAGAGCATTTAGTAATGTTATTAATAATTATTTGTCTACATTAGACAATTTAAAAAATTATGATTGTTTTAAAAATTTAAAAAGAATATATGGAAATAAAGATTTGAATTATTCATTAGAAAATCAAGATAAACTAGCAAAATTTTTTCAACAAACAAGTTGTAAATGGATTAAAAATAATTATCATTTATATTTAGAAGAATATGGTATGAATTTAGAAACAATGATTGAATTAACACATGAGATAGATATATATATATATTTAGAAAGATATAAATATTTTGCGGGTGATACAATTATTAATAAATTTGATTCAGGAAAAATATATAAAAATGGTAAAAATAAAGGTGAAACAATATTTGTGACAAAAGAATTAGAAGATAGATGGGGAAGCACAGTGGAACAAATAGCATTAAGTGAAACATATAAAATTACTATAATAATACTAAGCTCTCAAAATTTATTAAATAATAAGATAATTACAGGAAAAATTACAAATAATAAGGCAGAAAAAGGAGTTATATTTAAAGTAATGCAAATAATAGGTAAAAAATATCTAATTGAAAAACAACCTATATTTCTTTTATGGAAAAAAAAAAAAAATGAAGGACATTATATGGCTCTTTATCTAAAGAATAATTCTGATGAAAATATAAAAAATAATATTTATAAAAATTTATTTCATTAATATATCTTTATAATAAATAAATAAAATCTTAAAATACTATAAATTGATAAATAGTTTTAAATATTATATAAATTAAATAATTACATAAAAATTGATTAAATAAATATAATAATTATATTAAAATAAGTATGTTAATATCAAAAAAATATAGATTTAAAAAAAAAAAACAAGACACTGTTATTAATAATTATAGTTTAAATATGAATATTAATTTAGAAATAGATTTATCATCTAATTCTAAATTAACTGAAGTATCAAACATATTGAAAGATTTACCAATTTTGGATACAGATATAGTTTATAATAAAGATGTTAATGAAACAAAAAATGATTTAATTTTTGGAAATCATTATATAGGATTAATAATTATATATTCAATAAGTATGAATGAATTTCATAAAATGAATTGGTTTAATAGTGATAATAAAAATGATAAAATATATTTAAATAATACAAGTATATTTATTAAAAAACAAAAATATTTTCCATTATTTGAATTAAATGAAGAAATTTTATCACAAGATTTTAAATATAAAAGATATATTAGAAAATTATTAGAAGAAAAATATTCTATAAAAAAAAAAAACATAAATAATATAAAATTTTATAGCACATATGAGAAAGTGCATAATTATGTTGTGATTTTAAATGAAAAATTAAATATTTTTATTGATAATAAAGAATATTGTTGGCATACACAATTAGATTTTTATAGATTAAACAATAGAGAAATTCCTACACAAAAAGACATATATTCTAAAATTTTAGAATCAAATGAATTCCAATTATATCAAAATTCAATATTTTTACCTGATATTAATGATAATATACCTTATTACATTAATAATTTAAAAGTTCCATATAAAAATTTAATAGAACTATTAAATACATAAATTAAATTAAAATTTGATTTTTTAATTTATTATTTTCTCTAATAAGTATAGCATTAGTTTGTTGTAATTTTATAATATCTTCATTTAAATTATCTACTGAAGAATGTAAATTAATTATACTAATTGCTATATTTTCTCTATAGTTTTCACTTGTATTTTGAATGCTTGTTTTATATTTATCTAATCTTTCATAATTAGGAAAATCCTTATCATCAAAAACATCATTATATTTATCTTTACTTTTAAAACATAGTCCTCCCATAATATATATATTTTTTTTTTTTTTT